CTATCTGTTCCTCTGGGACGGCGGCTCCGGTGTGCTGGAGGCCAAGAGCAAGACCGGATCGCTCACGCCGTCGCAGAAGGACTGGCGCGAATGGTGCCAGCTGCATGGGGTCCGCCATGCCGTGTTTCGGTCGGTCGATGAGGGCGAGACCGCGCTGCGCGATTGGGGAGTGCTGCAATGACCGAACCTCTCACCCCTGCCGAGTGCGACCTTCAGGACTTCCCCTTCATGCCGCTGCATGTTGCTCGCCTGCGTGACAGCGATCTGGCGGCCACGGTCGACCCGGAGGCCGCATGGTATGCGGTCATGCTGTGGGCCGCGTCATGGCATCAGATCCCGGCCGCCAGCCTCCCGAACGACGATCAGGTGCTGACCCGTTTGTGCGGTTTGGGACGCGACGTGAAAACTTTTCGGAAAAATCGCACCGGCGCCATGCACGGCTTCGTCCTGTGCGATGATGACCGCTGGTATCATCCTGTCGTCGCCGAGCAGGCAAATGCCGCATGGAAGGCGAAGCAGGAGCAGCGGTGGCGGACGGAGTGCGCTCGCATCAAAAAGCATAATCAGCGGCATGAAACCGACGTTTCTGCGCCGTCGCTGGAAGAGTTCATCGCGTCCGGATGCCAGCCCGTCCCCCTGACCGCTCCATCCAAGTCCCCAACTTGTCCCCAGGGACACGGAGGGGAAGTCCCTCGGGAAAACCCCTCCAAGGGAGAGGGACAGAGAGAGGGAGAGGGACAGGGAGAATCTATAATAGAAGTTGAAGAGGAGCGCACGGGCGCGAAGCCCGACAGCGTGGAAGAGACCGCCCGCCTCGTGGGGAATGCCGCAGGCATCAACCACAACCCGGCGAACGACCCGCAGCGCTACGCCGACAATCTTGCTCACGTCCGGGAATGGGTGAAGCTCGGGGCGACGGTCGAAGAAATGACCGACTGCGCCCAGCGCGCCTGCGCCGCTCAATCCGAGCCGATCCGCACCTTCCGCTACCTCGACGCCGCTATTCGCCAAACTGTTGCCCGAAGGGAAATCCCCAATGGAACACGTCAATCCCCTGCTCGATCGTCGCCCCGCTCCAGCGCTTCCGGCCGTCTCCTCGCCGCAATCGCAGCGGAGGAAGCCGAGCGCCCGCACTGAGCGGATGATCCGCGAGCTCGATGTCAGGTTCCCGCCCAATGCTACGATCAGCGAGGAGGACCGCGAAGCCCGCGTACTGCTGCTCGCCAGCGACGTCGCCGACATGATCGAGGATCAGCTGGAGGCGGCAGTGCGGGAGTGGATCCGGACCAAGGCCTTCATGCCCAAAGCGTCGGAGCTTCGTTCGCTCGCTGGCGATCTGCGGCAGAAGGCGCTGTCCGATCCGGATGATCTGGCCGCCATCGGCCGCCGTGTCGCCGAGAATTACAACACCCGCCTCCAGGGCGAGGGAAAGCAGCTGCGTTGGGTCTACAACGAGAAGGCCGACACGATGCACCTCGTCCCGTTGGAAGATTACCGACGGCAGCAGGAACCGCGCTGCACTCCCGAAGAGGCGAATGACATCCGCGATCGCCACCGGCGGGCCGCATGAAGCGCATCATCGAGCTGGCCTGTCTCTGCGGGGCTCGTGAGGCCGATACCGGCCAGCCCCGCCCTCGCCATTGCTGGAACTGCAAGAAACCCGATGGAATGGGGGAATTCCCGAAATGACCGAACTGTTCATCGTCTTGAACGTGATCAGCAGCCTCGCCTGGCTTGGCTGGAAAGTGGGCTCAACCATCCGCCGCAACCGGATCCGCAAGCGCCACTTTGATCGCTGGTTGGAGGAAACTGGCCGGGTCAGGACCCGCTAGCTCACTGAACGACAAAGGGGGACCGCATGGCTGAAACATCATCACGCAGCAAACCGCCACCGCCCGGCTTCGCGGAGGTCTTCATCCGCTGGGGATGGCGCGGCGTCGAGACCGTCTTCGGCTCGCGCACCAACTGCAACAAGCGGTGGGTGGCACAGTGCGGTGGCGGCGAACTGATCCGGCGCCGGCGGGAATATCGATCGAGGCTCAGGGAGATCAGACATGATTGTGCCGCTTGATCACACGATCTGCGAGGTCCGGCTCGAGCGGCGTTCCCTATGTGTCGAGTTCGGGGACGGCCGCAGCCTCTGCGCGCCGCTTGAATGGTTCCCGATCCTCAACGCTGCCCGTGGCAGCCAGCTGGACGAGTTCGTCATCGCTGATGATGGCATGTCGGTCGCGTGGCCGGCTCTCGGCGAGGTGGTGAGTTCCGATTTCCTGCTGGGGCGGCGGGTCAGCGGTGCTTCTCGCGGGGAGAGGATGCTGTGACCGAGATCAGCGATCATGCCGTCATCCGGTACCTCGAGCGCGTGAAGGGCGTCGACATCACAGCGATTCGTGCGGAGATGAACACGCCTGCGCTGGCGAAGGCCGACGAGTTCGGCGCCCCGGTGCTGATTGGTCGCAATGGTGAGCGGCTCGTGATCCGCAACGGCGTCGTTGTGACGGTCATCGCCAAGAGCCGGAATGTGGGAAGGACGATTGCGCGATGAGGCCCTACCCGCCCGAAGACCTTGCCACCTTCTCGGAAATCGAGATGATGGACCGGTTCGTTCCCGCCTTCGATCTGCGGGACTGGATCGCCGACACCTTCCTGAGCGAGGGGAGCGACGTGTTCAACGCTGACCATGCCCACCTGCGCGACGCCACCCTGGGCGTGCTGTGGACTAACTGCGACAACAGCCGGAACATGCGCAGCGTCATCGGCCAGGCTGAGCTTATGCCCCCGACCGCGATGGGAAAATGGCAGAAAACCCGTGCCGCGCAGCAGGTCGAGGAATGGTTCGGGGATATGCCGGATTTCCTGCTGACCTTCAGCGCGCCGGCTGCGCACGGGATGGATGATGCCTCGTTCTGTGCGCTGGTCGAGCATGAGCTTTATCACTGCGGCCAGGCGCTCGACCTGTTCGGGATGCCCAAGTTTCGGAAGGACGGATCGCCGTCTTTCACGATCAAAGGCCATGACGTAGAAGAGTTTGTGGGCGTGGTTGCTCGCTATGGCGCTAAGGCAGCAGGCGTCGAACAGATGGTGGAAGCGGCGAACCGCAGGCCACTGATCGGCTTGGCATCGATCGCGGGTGCCTGCGGCACCTGCTCCCTTAAGGCAGCCTGATCATGGCAGCGCGAAACAAGCAGATGACAGACCAGGTGAAAGCCTTTGTCGTTCAGGCGCTCGCCTCGTTCGACACCCCCACACAGGTGGCCGACGCGGTAAAACAGGAATACGGGATCCAGATGACCCCGCAGACGGTGCAGGCCTATGACCCGACGAAGTATGCCGGGCGCAATCTCGCACCGAAATGGAAGATATATTTCGAGAAAGCCCGCGAGGCGTTCGTCACAGATTCATCCAGCATTCCTATCGCCCACCGTTCCACCCGGCTCCGAGCGCTCCAGCGCATGGCAGCGAAGGCTGAGGCCAAGGGCAATTTCCCGCTCGCGGCGGCCCTGAACAAGCAGGCGGCCGAGGAGATGGGCAACGCCTACACGAACAAGCGCGAGATCACCGGGAAGGATGGGAAGGATTTGCCGGTCGCCGCGCCCGCCATCGCGATCTTCGCGCTGCCGGATAATGGGAGGGATGGGTGATGGAGCTTGATCGCCTCCTCTGGTGGGCTGCTTTGGCTGGCTGTTGGTGGTATTCCTGGACCGTCAATCAGCGCGCACAGCGCGCGCCTCTCTGCAACTGCAATGAGGAAGGTTCGCGCATCCTCGCCCGTCTCGTCCTCAAGATTGACGAGGCCCGAAAGTTCGTCGGCAAGCCCGAAGGTATGACTGTAGAGGCGCACCACAATTTCACCTGCAAGGGGCGTTCATATCGGCTGACCGCCGTCGAAGTGGAAAAGCAGGGGGAACCGTGAACGCCCATGCGTCGATCACCCCCGGAATAAGCCACAACGGCGGCCCAGCAATCGGCCCCGAGACGATCAAGCCCCAGCCCGGCCCCCAGACGGCCTTCCTCTCCAGCGCGGCCGACATCGCCATCTACGGCGGAGGCGCCGGCGGCGGAAAGACCTGGGGTCTGCTGATGGAGCCGCTGCGCCATGTCAGCAATCCCGGATTCGGCGCAGTGTTCTTCCGTCGCTCCACGGTCCAGATCCGCAACGAGGGCGGCCTGTGGGACGAAAGCGCGGTCCTCTACCCACAGATCGGCGGCGACCCGAAAGAGCACACCCTGTCGTGGACCTTTCCGACAGGCTCGTCCGTCAGCTTCGCCCACCTCGAACACGACAAGACCCGGTTCAACTGGCAGGGCTCGCAGATCCCGCTCATCTGCTTCGACGAGTTGACGCACTTCAGCGCGGTCCAGTTCTGGTACATGGTCAGCCGCAACCGCTCGATGTGCGGCGTGCGGCCATACATCCGCGCGACCTGTAACCCTGATGCCGACAGCTGGGTCGCCGAGCTCATAGCGTGGTGGATCGACCAGGACACCGGCCTGCCAATTCCGGAGCGCGCGGGCAAGCTGCGGTGGTTCGTGCGTGTCGGCGAAGATCTGCGCTGGGCGGATGATCCCGCCGACCTCGCCTGCTATACCATGCTGAACGACGCGGGCGAGACGGTCCCGATCCCGGCAAAGTCGCTAACGTTCATCCCAGCCAAGCTGACCGACAACAAGGCGCTGATGGCGGCGGACCCCGGCTATATGGCGTCCCTGCTGGCGCTGCCGCTGGTCGAACGCGAGCGGCTGCTGGGCGGCAATTGGAAGATCAGACCGGCGGCCGGGCTGTATTTCCAGCGCTCATGGTGTCGGGTGGTCGACGCGGTGCCGGCGGGCACGAAGTTTGGGCGCGGCTATGACCTTGCCGCGACGCCGCCGACTGCTGACAATCCCGATCCGGACGCCACGGCCTCGACCAAGATTGGACGCGCGCCTGACGGGCGCTATATCGTCGTTGACTGTCGCAAGGTGATGACCACGCCTGCGGGCGTAGAGCGGTTCATAATGAACACGGCAAGCGAGGACGGAGTTGAGGTGGAAATCTCCCTGCCTCAAGATCCCGGCCAAGCGGGCAAGAGCCAGGTTGCGGCGCTGGTGAAGATGCTCAGCGGCTATACGGTTCGATCCAGCACGGAGACGGGCGACAAGGTGACGCGCTTCGGCCCGTTCTCCGCGCAGGCTGAGGCGGGCAATGTCGATGTGCTACGCGGGCCTTGGAATGATGGATGGTTCAGCGCCCTGGAGGGTTTTCCGGTCGCCAAGCACGATGACGAGGCAGATGCGACGTCACGGGCTTTTGATGTTGTGTCGCTGCGGAAGGGCTCGGCGTTTGATGTGTTATGATTGCGACCCGGTGCGATATCTCGCCCGCTGCCGGGTCGCGTCATCGGGCAGGCCATCTTCGCTTAAGGCCACCCGCCTGCGAGCTCGGCTTAGTACCTGAGGATCATACCTAATTTCAGAACTCGCCCCCGCATCGCTCGCGAGCCTCGCCGCTTCAATGGCCGCTGATACATTTCTGAATTTGGGCTCGGTCGCCCTGATCGCGGCCTCGTAAGCAATCGTTGAGAGGCTGCTATGCATTCCGTGGACTGAGCGCTGAAGCTCTCGCATTTCTTCTGCCATTTGTGAGAGCGACACAGTCTGATCGCCGATTTCGGTCGCCTTGATGTTGCCGAACTGCTGAAGATAGCCGCGGTAGTTTGGATTTTTTACGGCCTCCATTGTTCCTGCAATCGTGTCGCAAATGTCGGCTTTCAGACTCATCATTCCGCTAAAGCGAAGTGAGCTCGGGTAAGTCAGGTGTTTGACCGGCGCGACGTCAAAAGAAAACGGGGTTACGTCGTCCTTAATGATGATCACGGGCTTCTCAAACGCGACGCGCATCCCTAGCTCAAACATAACATTGGGGTTTCGGCCGCTGACATCGCAAACGACGATCTCGTCGTCGTACAGATTAGTGACGATATTTCCCTGGATCACGCCCGCAGATTCGCTGTCACTGACTAAGCGCGGCAAATAGCCCGCCTCACGGGCGGCATCTGCGATGATCGAGTGAACTTCTTTCCAGTGCCCAGAAGGGTAAGGATCGAAGTCAGCAATAGGGCGAACGACGCCACAATATCTAACTGACCCAGCCGCCGCGTTGTCGTTTTCCTGCTCTGCCATCCCGAATCAATTCCCCCTGCTGGCGTCCGTAGCTTTCCTGCCTCACCGCCAGCACCGTCGCAAGCATGGGAACCGTCTCGCCACTCCGCCGCTTCGCCGATGGCCTGGCGAATGTCCTCACCGGTCGCGGCACTACCGTCGATCGCGCCGCCGCGAATTTCTGGACGCGCCGCTTCACCACGCCTGATCAGGTCGAAGCCGCCTATCTCGGCTCCTGGCTGCATCGCAAGATCGTCGACATCCCCGCGCAAGACATGTGCCGCGCCGGCCGCGATTGGGACGCGGAAGACGACGAGATCGCCAAGATCGAAGCCGAGGAAAAGCGGCTCGGGCTGTGGGCGAAGGTCTATGAGGCGCTGACCCTTGGCCGCCTCGGTGGCGGTGCAATCCTGATCGGGCTGGGCGATGATCCGTCTCAGCCCCTGCCCCGCACCATCCGCCCGCAGCAGATCCAGTATCTGACCGTGCTGTCCCGCTGGCAGTTGTCGATCGGCGACATGGAGATGGACCCGGCTCTGCCGACCTTCGGCCAGCCTAAATATTTCGGCCTGTCCGGCTCCGCGCGGGCCATCCGCATCCACCCGAGCCGCGTCGTCTGCTTCAAAGGCCTGCCTGTTCCTGCGATCCGGGTCGCCACATGGGAAGAGCGGTTCTGGGGCATGTCCGTGGTGGAAGCGGTGGACGAAGCCGTGCAGCACGCCACTACCGCTTGCGCCGGATTCGCGTCGCTCATCGATGAGGCGAAGATTGACGTCTATCGCTTCAACGGCACCGTGGAGCAGCTGAGCCAGCCCGGCGGCGAAGAGAAGCTGATGCGGCGCGTCGAGCTGACCAACACCGGCAAGAGCGTTCACCGCGCCGTCATCCTCGACAAGGAGGACGAATGGGAGCAGCGCCAGTTGACGCTGGCAGGCGTGCGCGACGTCATCATCACCTATGACGCCCGCGTGGCTGGTGCGGCCGACATCCCGGCGACCCGGCTGTTCGGCAAGGCGCCTGATGGCATGAACGCGACCGGCGAAGGTGACCTCGCCAACTATTTCCAATCGATCGGCGCGAAGCAGGACATGCAGCTGCGGCCCGCGCTGCAGCAGATCGATGCGGTCATGCTGCCATCCGCTGGCGTGAAGGCTGATCTGCCGTGGGCCTTCTCCACGCTCATGGTGCTGACCGAGCAGCAGCAGGCGGAGATCGAGGCGAAGGAAGCGGACACGATCACGAAGATCGCCGCCGTCGCCCTGATGCCTGAAAGCGCGCTCGCCAAGACGGTGCAGAATCGGCTGATCGAAAGCGGGCGCTGGCCCGGCCTTAAGAAGCTGATCGAGGAAGCCGAGAAGGCGGGTGAAGGCCTGCCCGAAGGCGAAGAAACCGAGCTGGGCATTGTGCCGGTCGGGTCGGAAGGAGGTGATCGGACATCTGCCGGTGCTGGCGGGGGAACCCCCGTTAATTCCTCCGCCCGCCGTGCTGCGAATGATGCCGCCGTGTTTTTTGGCGATGCGGCACCGCGCCCGCTCTATGTCCAGCGCAAGCTGTTGAACGCCTCCGCGCTGATCGCCTGGGCCAAGGAAAACGGCTTCACGTCGACGCTGGCACCCGACGACGTGCATGTCACGGTGCTGTATTCGCGCTTGCCAGTCGACCCGATGAAGATGGGCGAAAGCTGGTCCGGGGACGATCAGGGCCGCATCCGTGTCAAGCCTGGTGGTCCACGGGCGATCGAGCGCTTTGGCGAGAATGCTGTCGTGCTGCTGTTCGCGTCGTGGGAATTGGAAAGCCGCCACCGGTCCATGGTCGAGGCGGGCGGCAGCCACGACTTCGACAATTATCACCCGCACGTCACCCTCTCCTATGAGGTTCCGGCGGACATCGATCTGGCGGCGATCAAGCCATATGCGGGCGCACTGGAGTTCGGGCCGGAACTGTTTGAACCGCTCGATCTGGATTGGAAGCGGAAGGTGGTGGAGGAATAATGGGTGCCGACCTTCCTGAACGTTGGCGCCCGCCGGTTGAGGTTCGTCCCGCCATCCGGGCGGTATGCGAGAGACTGCTTCCGGTCATTCGCGTTGCCGCGCGCCAGCATGGCTATGCGATCGGCGCCCATGGAAGCTTTGAGCGCGACCTTGATGTAATCGCCTGCCCGTGGGCTGAGGAAGCAAGCGACGCGAAAGAATTGGTCCGGGCGGTGCAATCCGCCCTCGCTGACGAACTTGGAGTAGAAGTCGTGCGCAGCGGGGATGTGGGGCAGAAGCCCCATGGTCGACAAGTCTGGACCATGATCATTTTAGACTACGACCATGCGGTAACGGTGCGCAGCACGGCAGGCTCTCACCCTTTCATCGACTTCTCGGTCATGCCGAGGCGCTGAAGTGCCCCGCTACAGCCTCGCCCTACTCGCCCGCCGCGCTGGAAAGCGCCGCGACATCACCTTGCGGCCGATCATCCCGACCCAAGCCCAGGCAACCGACCTTGCCACGATCTACGCTCCCGCCTGGCGCATCTGGGCCGACAGCATCGACCGCATCCTTGTCGGCTACGATCCGCAGCCCCTGCCCACCGGCGACGCGCTGACGATCGACACCGCCGACCAGGTGCAGACCGCGATCAACAGTGTGGCGAACGAGTTCCTGACGATCCTGACCGCGCGGATCACGCCATCGTTGCGCGACTGGATCGTCCGCGCTGAGCGCGTTCACCGCGAAAAGTGGGCCGCCGCTGTGAAGGCTGGCGTCGGTGTGGATCTCGACATGATGCTGGGCGCGGGCGAGGTGCAGGAGACGCTGTCCACCTTCCTCCAGCGTAATGTCGCCCTATGCCGAAATGTGAGCGATCAGGCGCAGGGCCGAATCTCCGACGCCGTGTTCCGCGGCTATGAACGGCGCGCGCCTGTAGCCGAGGTGGCGAAGGAAATCCGCGAGGCGACGGGCATGGGCCGCGATCGCGCAGTCCGCATCGCTGCCGACCAGAACAGTAAGCTATCGTCCCAGCTGGACCGCGAGCGCCAGGCAGAGGCCGATCTGACGCAGTTCAAATGGCGGCATTCCGGGAAAGCGCACCCGCGATCATGGCACCGCGCGCGCGACGGCAACGTTTATGACAGCCGCACCGGCAAGCCCGTTGGTGGCGGCGACGCCATCCCCAGCGATGATCGCGCAGGGATGGCGCCTTGGTGCGGGTGCCGGGAGCAGGCTTATATCCCGCTGCTGGATGAGGTGGATTAGCCTCAGAACTCAGACCCGATAGCAATGCCGGGAGGAAGCTCAACCCATGTAACCTCTGGGTTTTCAACCGCCCAAAAGAAACGGTACTCGCGCTGCCATCTGTCCTCACGACCTTTTAGAAAATGATGGCGCTGCATGGTTACCGTGTACCTGACTTCGTCTGCCAGGCTCTGCCTCCCGATCGCCTTGTCGAGCACCGATCGCAGTCTGGCGATGTCAACTAGGCGCACGCAGGCCTGCTTCCCCTCCTGTTTCCACCGAGCAACACTGCCACGGCTAATGCTAAGTATCAGTCCATCTTCATCTCTTGCATGGACGGTACCGTTCAGCGGGGTCTCACCTAGCGGGGTTCGGACCGTGCAATCTTTAAAGGTGACGATCCCTGCATTCACCTGGAGTGCTCCCCATGTCGGGCCTGGCCGGAAAACATGCTCTGGGATCCCGGTGCTTTGAAAGATCCTATTCTCATCTGGCGTGAATACACCTTGTCGCGTTTCGGATTTATACCGACTGGCGGGGCTGATGGGCACCAGGCCGCCATTGATCCACGTCTCAGCGTGAGCAGGTTCGTTTAGGTAGATTCGATAGTCGTTCATCTCGCTCCCTCTGGCGTCCGTAGAAGGTACCGTCGCCTGTCAGGCACACAAGCCCCATGCTTTTTGCCGACGCCCTCACGCTCGACGCCCCCCGCCGCACTAGCGACGGCTACATGGCTGTGCGGGCAAAGGCGGCGCGCACCGGCACCTATCAATATCTCGGCAGCGAGATCGACCCGCAGAACGCGCACGGCCTGCGCGATGCTGGCATGGTCCATGTCCTACGCGATGACGCCGCCGTGTTCGACAGCAAGTCGGCTCATAGCTTCATCGGCAAGCCGATCACGGACAATCACCCGTCCGTCGCGGTGAATGCCGCCAACTGGCGCGATCATGCCCGCGGCGTCGTCATGGGCGCGATGCGGGACGGCGAATATCTCGCCTTCGATCTGCTGCTGACCGATCGCGACACCATCAGCGCTGTCGATGCGGGCAAGCGCGAGCTGTCCAACGGCTATGCGGCCGATCTCCAGTTCGGCGACTTCACCGGCCCCGGCGGCGTGAAGTGCGTTGCGCGGCAGAAGTCCATCACCGGCAATCACGTCGCGATCGTCGACAAGGGCCGTGCCGGCCCCTCCTGCGCCATCACCGATTCCGTCGCACTTTGTGACGCGAACCCCGCCGCTGTGGCGGACCTCACCCCTCCATTGGAGAAGACTGCAATGAAAATCCGGATCGGCGACGCCGAAGTCGATGCGACCAACGGTGAGGCCGTTCGGATCGCAGTGGACGCTCTGAATGTGAAGCTCGGCGGCCTGACCGCTGACAACGCCACCCTCAAGACTTCGCTCGAGGCGAAGGACGGCGAGATTGCCGCCCTCAACGCCAAGCTGAAGGATGCGGAAGTCACTCCCGAACGCCTGCAGGCTCTGGCTGATGCCCGTGCCAAGGTGATCGCCCAGGCACAGGCACTGAAGCCCGGCATCGTCGTGGACGGCAAGTCCGACATTGAGATCCGGAAGGAAGCTGTTTCGGCCAAGCTGGGGGATGCCGCCGCCAACATGGCTGACGCGGCGATCGAGGGGGCGTTCCTCGCTCTCACCAAGGATGGCGGCTCCGCCGATCCCCTGCGCCAGACGCTGAAGGACGGCCTGACCGCTCCGACCAACATCGCCAACATCCGCGACGCCGCCCGCGCCGCGAGCAACCGCTAAGGAGGCCGGGACATGGCTGTCAATCAGGACACTTATCTCACCAACCTCGCTGCTGCCTATGCGGGCATGGTGGCGAACGGCGAGACTTCGAACCGCATCACGCGCACCTGCGAAGTGGCGGCGGGCATCGGCTTCGGCAAGGTCGTGTTTCGCGGCTCTGGCGATCACGGCTGCACCACCGACCAGACCGGCACCCCCCAGGTGCTGGGCATCACGATTGCCGACGAAACGCTGGGCCTGCTGCCCGGTGCGGATGCTGACGAATATCAGCAGTACGACAATGTCGCGATCATGACCGAGGGCGTGATCTGGGTGGTTGCCGGTGAGGCTGTCACCGATGGGGCGCAGGCTTACGTCACCAGCGGCGGCGCCATCGTCGACACCTCGACCTCGAACACCATCCTGCCGGGTTGGTTCTTCGACACGACCGGCGCGAACGCCGATCTCGTCAAGCTCGCTCGTCGCTAAAGGGGGACATACAAATGCTCATCAATTTCTCTGACGCGACCGGGGGCATGTTCCGGGACGCTGCTGCCTTCCTCGCTGCCGACGCTGCGGCGCAGGCGCTCGCCTTCGATCGCTGGGCGGCTTATGATGCTGAACTTGCACGGACCTTCGGCGATCGTGCCGACGAGTTCTTTGTCGACGCCCAGGTCGGCCGCGCGTTCCTGACGCCGCAGCTGTTCCGCATCGAAACGCAGGTCTATCTGCGCCGCTATCCGAACGCAGATCTGAACGGCCTTCTCCCCATCAACACCGATGGCGATATGTGGGACGTCGGCACCGTGTTCTACAGCATGGACGAGGTCGGCAAGGCCGAGTTCCTGAGCGGCAAGGGCTTCGATATGCCCTATGCCTCGACGCTGACCGGCCAGAACAGCCGTGGCTTCCACCTGGCCGGTATCGGCTATGAGTGGTCGACGCAGGAACTCCAGCGCGCCGCCAAGCTGGGCCGCTCGCTGTCTGCCGACAAGGCTGGCGCTGCTCGTAAGGCTGCTCAGTTCTTCAAGCGCTCGGTTGCCATGACCGGCAAGACGCCGGGCGCATCCTCGTCCGAAAAGGGTTGGACCGGCTTCGTGAACGACGCGAACGTGCCCGCGGCGAACGTCACTGCCGACGGCACCGGCTCGACCACGACCTGGGCCACCAAGACCCCGGATCAGATCAGCCGCGATATTTGGGCAGCGGTCAACGCGGTAGAATCGCAGACCGGCGAAACGCACACCGCCACCACCGTCGCGCTGCCGACCGCCAAGCTGCGCTACATCGAGCAGACCCGCATGTCGGACACCGGCTCGACCATCCTCGCTTACATCCGTGGCAACCGCGACGGCGGCGAGAACATCCAGTTCAAGGCGATCCGCGAATTGGCTGGCGCTGGCGCATCGGGCACCGAGCGCATGGCGGCCTACGACAGCTCGGAAGAAGTCGTGCAGTTCCACCTGCCCGGCGACCACGAGTTCCTGCCCCCGTTCCAGAAGTCGTCCATGACCTATGAGGTCGGCGGCATCATGAACGTCGGCGGCACGGAAGTGCGTCTGCCCAAGGCAATCACCTATCGGGATGGTATCTGACCATGGCGAAGTTCACGAACTATGCGCGCGGCCCGCGCGGCATCAGCATGAAGGATGGCTCCACGATCTGGCTCGACCCGGGCCAGTCGGAGGACATCAAGAAGGACGACATCGCCGGACCGCTGCCCGATCTGGGCACGGCACCGGCTGTGTCGGCAAATGATGGCGATGACGATCGGGTTGCCGCCCTGGCCGCCGAGATCGACAGCCTGAAGGCCGATCACGAGAAGGCGCTGGCTGCCGAGAAGCAGCGCGCCGACGATGCTGAGAAGCTGCTGTCTGAAGCGTCCGCCGAGATCGACAGCCTGAAGGCTCAGGTCGCGAAGTTCGATGCGGACGGCGATGGCAAGACCGGCGGGTCGAAGGCTGCCGACAAGAAATAACCTCGGTCGCTCTGGGGGGAGACGGGCCGCTGCTCTATCGGGCGGCGGCCCTTTTCGTTCAGGCCATGGCGTCGAGCGTCATCCGCTGACGGAGTGTGTTGACCCGTTCCCTGATAATGCCAGGGATAAGGAACAGGTCGATAAACGCCCAAAGACCTGAGATGATGAGACCAATGATTGTGATGCCAAGGATCAGCATCACCGCGCCAGTCCCCTTTTGCCCCAAGTAGAAGCGGTGAATGCCGAACGCGCCCAAAAACAGGCAAAGCAGATAGGCAGCACCGGTGGACGGCTTCTCGTTAGCGATCCGCTGCTCAATGAGTATCCGCTGCGAATCCGTGAGGCGCCCGCCCGCCACCTGTTCGGTAGCTGGTGCCGTTGCTTCAATATTCATAATTCCCCCTATTCTCGCTCTCGACGAGCGACCCTTCGTATACCGCCATATCCTTACAGGCCGTCAACGCCTATCTGGCGTCCGTAGGGCTGAGCCATAGCCGAGGATATGATGCGGCATGGCTTACTCTGCTCCCGCTAAAGCGACCTTCACCGGCATCTTTCCCGCCTTCACGGCGGTCACCGATGAAGCCTATGCCTTCTGGTCCGCCCGCGCCGCGCGCATCGTGGACCCCCTCCAGGAATGCCTCGCCGATGATGCCGAACTGGCCTGCATGCTGGCGACGGCGCATTATCTGACGCAGCAGGGCGTAGGCACCGGCACGGAAAGCGAGATGGCCGCCCAGGGCGCCAGCGGGTTCAAGCGGCTGAAGTCCGGCTCGCTCGAGCTGGAGAAGGCGGACAATGCCAGTGCGGCCGGCATGGGCGATTGGGGCACGACCAGTTATGGCGTGCGGCTCTATCCGATGCTGAAGGCTTGCGTCGGCGGCCCACGTGTGACCGGCACCGGTTGCGTCGTCGGAGGTGGCGGGTTCAATGGCTTTGCGGGCGCCATCCCGCCTTGGGTGCGGTGATGGGTCTGTTGGACGGTGGCATCGCGGCGATCTTCGGCGCGGCCTTTTCTGGTATCTATCTCGACGCCACGCTGCACACCGGCACCGGCGCGCCGGTTTATGGGGCGGGCGGGGTCATCACCGGCTATGCGGGTGGCGATAAGGCGGTCAAGGTGCAGGTCGATGCGGCGACCGATGCCATGCGCCGCGGCGACGGCTATGCCGAGGGCGACGTCCGGCTCATCATCTTGGCCCAAGGGATCGGCTCGGTGACGAGCGATCACCGCCTAACGGTCGGCGCTGTCGCCTACAGCCTGCAATCCACCGAGCTGGACGCCGCGGCTTCGCACTGGATCTGCCGCGGGCGTCGCATCTGATGGGCATCAAGTTCGCCGATCGCCACCTGAAGCGGTTGCGCAAGATGACAACCGGGATGCGCAAGGAAGCTGGCAAGTTGGTCCATACTCTCGCCGACATGCACGCGACCGAGGCGGCGCTCAGCGTCACGACGGGGGCAGTGTCGGGGAAGAACCATAAGGCTTCGCTCCCGGGCCAGCCACCCAATGCGGACACGCACGGCCTCGATCGATCGGTCCATGTCGAGCAGACCGGGCCGCTGACCGCGCAGTCAATTGCGGATGCGCCCTATGCGGCCGCGCAGGAATTCGGCACGCAGGAGATGGCGGAACGCCCCTTCATGCGCCCGGCCGCCAAGAAGGTCCGCAAGCAGGCGGACAAACTCGCGAAGGTGGCAGTCGACCGGATCGTCAAGGGCGGGAAGCTGTAGCAGCGGGGCGCCGTCCGTATCGCTCCCCGCCTTTACCCTTAGCATGGGCACCATGGCGACAGCGTTTTCAGATCGTGATACACCTGCCCATTGTGGCAATCCGGCTCAACCTGCATCATCTAGGATTGTGGCTGGACGCCATCATGGAGCGGCTCGAAACGGAGCACGCGCCGACCAACTGGAACCTGCTGGAGACGCTCGGCGAAGCGCTGGCCTTTCCGCGCTTCCTGGGGCCAGACAATGACGATCAGCCCGACCTTCCATGTTCGCCAGACGATCCTGACCGCCCTGCAGGCTGATGCGGGCGTCCTAGCGTTCATCCCGGCCGACAGCCTCTATCCGAGCAAGACCCCGAACAATCCCGCCAAGCCCTTCGGGCGCTATGGCGCGGAAACCAATATCCCGTCACGCCCGTCGGGCTGGCGCGGCGGCGAAGTCTCGACCGCCTATCATGTATGGGTCGGCGTGACCGACGCTATCCCGGACCCCAAAACCTATTGCGAGCAGTCGGTCGACGCGATCGCCGAAGCTATCGACGCCCTGCCCGACTGCACCGTCGAGCGCACGCAGCTGCTGGAGGATGCTTCCGAGCCGGACCTCTGGCACGGCGTCGTCCAGTTCACCTTTACCGCGCTTGCCGAAATCTGATCGTCCGTAGAGGCTGACGCCTGCCTGATCCATGTGAAGCGGGACGACAAATCCCCTCGCAGGAGCCAGGCACATGACCGCAGGCGTTACCCTCCAGACCAAGCTCTCGATCGCGGGGGGCCTCGAAGGCGCCGCCGCCAAGGGCAGCATGAAGCTCAAGCTCGACGACATCCTCGAATCGCTGGAGCTGACTCCCGGCACCAACACGACCGGCAAAGCGGATTTGCTCTATACCGCCACCCGGACGGTCAACGCGTCGAGCAACGAGGATCTGGATCTTGCCGGCGCGCTCGCCAATGCCTTCGGCGCGACCATCACCGCCGCCGAGATCGTCCTGATCTTCATCAAGGCGGCCGCGGGCAACAGCAACAACGTCAATGTTAGCCGACCGGCCTCGAACGGTTTTGTCGGGCCGTTTCTCGCGGCCGGCGATGGCGTGAAGATCGCGCCCGGCGAATGGGCCGTGTTCCAATCCAAGGCGGGCTGGGCCGTGACGCCCGGCACCGGTGATCTCCTCAACGTCGCCAACAGCGGCGCCGGCTCCGGCGTGACTTATGACATCCTGATCGTCGCTCGTTCTGTGGTGGCCTGACATGGGCCGCCGCATCATCTTCGAGCGGACCTATAATCACCGCTGGCCTTCGCGGGCGATCACCGAATTTCGGGCATCCGACACCCCCTTGCTCGTCAAGCGCGAGGTCCAGAAGGCGGCGCTTGAAGGGGGCTATGCCCGGTTCGCGACGAAGGCCGAGTGTTCGGCGGCGGACCGGGAGCTGGAGGCTGTGCCGGCGAGCGATGCGACACCTGATGCTGATCCGGAGCAGGTCGGGCGTCCGTAGAGCCAGCCCCCGCCCCGGTCCAAAGTCGCGAGGTCTTCTAAACTTGCCCAAGCGAAGGGGTTAGCACCATGGGTTTCACAACTGGCCGCGTGAAGGGCAATTATGCCGACATCCTCTATGGCGACGGCGGCTCTCCGACCGAGACGTTCACCCAGCTCTGCGGCATCAACACGCGCGGCCTCGAAGTCACCTATGCCAATGCCTTCGAGGCCACGGACTATGATTGCGCCGATCCTGAAGCGGCGGCGCAGACGCTACGCGACGTCGGGGCGCAGGACTGGTCGATCTCGGGCTCGGGCCTCTATAACCGGACGCAGATGGCTGCGCTGCGCGGCCTGCTGGGCGCATCGCAGAACTGGCGCTTCGCAATCGACGAGCCTTCGACCGAAAGCGTTGATGATGGCTGGTGGCAGGGCCCCGGCATGATCTCGAGCTTCAAGGTCGACGGCAATGACGGCGAATATACACAGGTTTCGCTGACCATCACCGGTATGGGCCTGCTGACCTGGGCAGACGCGGCGTAAGGGTGGCGGATGCAGACCCATCTGACCCTCGATTGGGCTGACGGTAGTTATGATTTCCGGCTGACCTGGAGCGGCTGCGCCGAGATCGAGCGCAAGTGCAATGCGGGTATCCAGGCGGTCTATGAGCGCGTGATGCTCGCCGGGTCTTCCACCGTCGACGTCGTCGAGATCATCCGACAGGGTCTTCTCGGCGGCAAAACGGGCCTGGTCGACGAACAGCCGGTCGAGCTGGTGCCCGCGACCGTCAACGCCCTCATCGCTCGCTATGTCACCGGCGAGAACGCTCCGCCCTTCGCCTCCAGCTGGAACGTCGCCAAGGCGGTCCTCCACACCTTCATGGTCGGCCACGAAGCGGCTCAAAAAAAAAGGGAGGACGAGGACGAGATGGCGGGGAGCGAATAGATCCCGCCGAGATCTTCGCCAACTGCGCGCTCATGAATATCCAACCGAGCGAAGCCAAGCAGCTCACGCTCGCTGAATATCAGGGGATCTTGCACCACTGGAACAAGGCGCAGGGCGGCGAAGACGACGAGCTTGAACCCCCCGATCCGCAGAAGGTGGCTGAACGCCGCCGGGCGCTCGAGGCCAAAGGTGTGAAGGTGCTCTACTGATGCCCACCGCTGACGAAGTCATCGTCGAATTCGAGGCGCGGGTCGGCAAATATGAGGCCGATCTCAAGCGAGCGACCAAGACCTTCGAGAACGCGACCAACGCCCAGCGCGACCAGATGGCGCGTCTAGAGCGGCAGATCGCGTCCAGCTCCAGCGCCATCGGCGCGCAGTTGCGCAATCTTGCCGGCGTGTTCGCTGGCGCCTTTTCGGTGCAGCAGATCCAGCAGCTCGCGGACGGCTATACCCGCTTCACGAACCAGTTGAAGGTCGCAGGGCTCGAGGGCTCGAACCTGGGGCGCACCCAGGAGCAGCTCTTCGGGATCGCGCAGAAGTATGGCGTTGAGCTGGAATCGCTCGGCACCCTGTTCTCGCGCGGGTCGCAGTCGGCGAAGGAGCTGGGCGCCAGCCAGGCTGACCTGTTGAAGTTCACCGAGGGCGTCTCTGCCGCGCTCAAGATCCAGGGCTCGAGCGCCACCGAGGCGCAGGGGGCGCTGCTCCAGCTTTCGCAGCTGCTCGCCTCCGGCACGGTGCGGGCGGAGGAGTTCAACTCGGTCAATGAAGGCGCGCTGCCGATTCTCCAGGCGGTCGCCCGGAACCTCGACGCGGCCGGCGGCTCGGTCGGGAAGCTCAAGCTGCTGGTCAATGACGGGAGGATCTCGTCGCAACAGTTCTTCCGCGCCTTCCTCCAGGGATCGTCGGATCTGCAAGCGACCGCCGAAACCACGGCGCTGACGATCGGCAACAGCTTCACCGTGCTCAACAATGCCCTGGGCAAGTTCATCGGCGAAACCGACCAGTCGCTCTCGGCCACCCAGCGGATCAGCGCGGCGATCATCAGCCTGTCGGAGAACCTCGACACGGTGGTCAAGGCGATCGGGGTGCTCTCCGCGCTGCTGCTCGGCCGCTATGTCGCTGGAGCTGTGGCGGCCGCCCGGTCCACCACGATCGTCTCGACCGCGATCTTCGCAATGCAGGCGCGCGCGGCTGGCGCGGCAACGACAATGGAGGCGCTGGCGCTCACGTCCGCCACGGCTGGCCGCGCCATGCTGGCTGCCTTTGGAGGGCCGGTCGGGGTCGCCATCACGGCGCTCACGCTTGGTATCGGCTTTCTGGTCGAAAGCCACAACGACGCCGAAGCAGCTGTGGATGACCTGGCCGCGTCGATCCACGCGCAGTCGGCAGAGTTCAAGACCGTCCGCGACAAGACCGCGCAGGCCGCCGCCGAGGCCGGCACCATGAGCGACAAGCAGCGGAACCTCCAAGCGGCGACCGCGAACCTCACCGGCGAAGTGGGCCTGCTGGCGAACGCCTGGGCGCGGGTAGCGGCCGAAGCGAAGGCGGCGGCGCTCGAGCAGGCGCGCGCGGCTGCCAATTCGGCCAAGTCGAATTACGAGCTGGCGAAAAAGCGGTTCGAGGAGAAGGTCGACGAGGGCTTCCGCGCCGCGCCCCGGCCGGTCGTCGAGCGTGGCCTGGGCCGCGAGCTGAACCCGATCAATCCCGAGGCGGCGCGCGCGGCGGCGTTGAAGGGCGCTGCGCCCGAAGCGCAGCTGATGCTCGAGGCGGCGAAGAATTGGGAGACGGCGGCGAAGGAGCTTCGGAAGACCCAGCAGCAGGGGCTCGCCGAGTTCAAGCAGGCTCCGGCGAAACCGCCCGAGGAGAAGCCGAAGAAGGACAAGGCGAAAAAGGACAAGAAGCCCAGCGGGCCGACCGCCGAGGAGATCGAGGCGCGGCACAACGAGGCGCTGTCGCGGACCAACCAGGAGGAGTTGCAGGCTCGCATCCAGCTTGCGACCGATGCTGCCGAGCGCGCGTCGCTCATGGATCAGCTCTACGCGGAGGAATACAAGGAGCGGGTCGCTCAGATCGAGAACGACAAGCACTTCACCGAGGAGCAGAAGAAGGCGCAGATCGCCGCGCTGGCCGTGCTCTATGGCAAGGCCGACCAGGCGCAGACCGGGCCGAACGGCGAGATCGTCGTCTCCGCCCCCGACCGCGGGCTCTACGGCAAGCAGGTCGAGAAGGAGCTGCAAGACCGGCGCAACCGCCAGGCGCAGGACATGCTCGAGCGCGAGGCCGAAGCCCTCGAGGCCGAGAAGGACATCGCGCGTGGCAGCAAGAGCCGGCTCGATCTGGCGCTCCGCATCCTCGAGATCCAGCAGGACATTGAGCGCAAGATGCTCGAGCAGCAGATCGCCAATGGCGAGATTGCCGACGCCGATAAGGCGCGCGCGCTCCTGGCGAAGAAGCAGGCGGCAGACAAGACCGGCGTCAAGAAGGGCGAGGGCGGGCCGCTCCAGCAGTGGATGGACAGCGTCCCGCAGACAACCGGCGAGATCAACGACGCGCTCGAGAATATCGGCACCCACGGCATTGACGCCTTTGCCAGCGGGCTTGCGGACGCGATCGTCAACTTCAAGTCGCTGGGCGACGTCGCCAAGAACGTCCTCCAGATGATTACGCAGATGCTGATCGAGCTGGCGATCCGTATGCTCGTCATGAAGGCATTGAAAGCCATCGGCATCGGTATCTCGACCGGCGGCTCGGTGCAGGGCAAGGCGACCGGCGGGCGGATCGAAAAGCGCGCGACCGGCGGGCAGACCAGCGGCGGGCTGCTGCGCGGGCGCGGCACCGGCCTCTCCGATAGCATAGGGCCGCGTGGACCAATCATGCTCTCGGATGGCGAGTTCATCATGAAGGCGTCTGCGACGAAGAAGCTCGGCGCGCAGGCGCTCACCTACATGAACCAGTTTGGCGAGATTCCGCCAGTGGCTCGCCGTGCCGGCGGTGGACCGATCGCGCCCTATATCCCCGGCGCGATGGGCGCTTTGCCCAATGGCATGAGCCCCAGCCGCCCGGGCGGGTTCGGCATGGACAGCTCCTTCAAGACGATGCTCGCGGACTCGATCCGGCAGGCGACGTCTGCCATGCCGCCGATCAACCTCTATCCGACGCTGGACCCGGCGACGGTGGTGCGCGCCGCGTTCAACACCCCCGGCGGGCGCAAGGCGGTGTTCGAGACGGTCAGCAAGAACAGCGGTGCGTTCCGCTCGAGCCTTGACCGATGACCTATGATCTCAACACCCCCGCGCTGGCGCGGCTGTGGCCCCATGAGCCGAATTGGTCGGCGCCCTATCGGGTGACGCGCTCCTTCCTGACCGACATCAACACCAGCCGCTCGAAGAAGGAGCGTCGCCGCGCTCTTCGGGACATCCCTCGCCTGTCGATCGCCTTTGGGGCGCTCGTCTCCAATGCGACCCAGCGCGCCGCTGACCAGTTCATGCGCGGCGGGCAGAACGCGCCAGCCGTGGTGCCCGACTTCTCCCGCTATGCTGCGCTCACTGGCAGCAGCTCGGCCGGCGCGTCGACCCTGACGATGGCCTCCCCGCCCGCCTGGGTGGCCGTGGGGCAGATCCTTGTGCTCTGCGCGCCCAACGGCACCCGAGAGGCGGTGGTGGCGGATGCGGTCGCAGGCTCGACCATCACCACGCTCGACCCGATCGAGAACGCCTGGGCCTCTGGCCGCATCGTCCGCCCCGGCATCTTCGGGCTGATGAAGGATTCGATCAGGACATCGTGGCACAAACCGAATGCCTCTGGCTTCGACATTGAGTTGGCAGCCTATCCCGGCGGCGAACCGCCTGAGGATGAAGGCACGGCGTCCGACACGTTCAACGGGCTCGAGGTCGTCACCATCGATCCTGACTGGTCGGGCAGCCCCAAGATGGATCATATCTGGCCGGTCGAGCAGGTCGACAAGGGCTATGGCCGCACGGCGCAATTCCGGCCGGTCACGCGGATGCAGGGCGTTATCGAGCAGCAGTTCACCGGGCTTTCGTCCGCCCAGGCGCAGGCGTTCGAGCAGGTCTTCCTGCGGGCCAAGGGGATGCGCGGCAGCTTCTACCGATCGACCTGCAAGCCCGACATGGTGCTGAACGCGAACGCCACCGCGTCCACCACCATCGTCGTCCAGGGCCGGGACATCGCCGACGACTTTGCGAGCAGCAACTTCGCCAGCATTTCCCAGGCGATCGAGATCATCAAGCGCGACGGCACTCGCCTGCGCCGGCTGGTCACAGACATCAATGCGAGCGGCGGCAACACGGCGCTTGTGCTCAATGCGAGCGTGACGATCACCACGGCGAACGTCGCCCGGATCAGCTGGCTCCCGCGCACCCGCTTCGCGGCGGATGATCTCACGACCGAATGGGTGAGCCCGCGCTTTGCCAATATTCGCGCCGTTTTCCAGACCGTCGATGAATAGGGGGCGGGTATGACGTTCGCGACATATGAGGGGAGCCGGGAGAGCGGGAATCCGATCCAGCTCTATCGCTTCACCTATGGCACCGAGGACAGCGAGTTCTTCGCCTATACCGATCACACCGAGGAAGTGACGGTCGACCATGGCGGCTCGATCGGCCTGATTGCCTATCAGCCGGTGCCGGTGGAGCGCGACGAGATCGTCTCGAACGGGACGCTCGATCGCTCCTCGTTGAAGATGGGGCTCGACGTTTCGACCGAGCTGTCCGAGCTGTTCCGCGTCTATCCGCCCGACAATGTCGTGCAGTTGACCGTCTATCAGGGCCATGTCGACGACCCCGACAGCGACTTCAAGGTCATTTGGGCGGGGCGTGTCGTGTCGGCCAGCCGCGCGCATAGCGAGCTGGAGCTGCAAGGCGAGCCGATCTCGACGCAGATGAAGCGTCCTGGCCTGCGGCGGCACTATCAATATGGCTGCCCTCACGCGCTCTATTCGACCGTCTGCGGCGCCAACAAGGCGGCGGCAACCTCGTCGGCGACCGTCGCGTCCGTCTCGGGAACCGCGGTCACGCTTGATGCGGGCTGGGAGGGATCGCTGCCACCGGCGAAGTTCCTACGCGGGCAGC